AGGGGCCTTGGCACCCAAAGATTGCGTGAACTGCTTCCACTGGCCAGAAATAGTCGTGGGTCCCGTGTAAGAACCTGCTTGGAAAGCTTGAGAACCGCCTAGCGCTCCGGCGGTAAGGCCAGAAGTCAGACCGCCCACTGCACCAGCTTTCAAGGCGTCTTTAATGCTACCACCACCCAACAAAGTTGAGCCTGCAGAGCCAACAAAACCGCTAACGGCTGCTACACCAGCAGCGGAAGATACCCCAAGGAAGTTCGCCGCAGCCGGACCTAAGAAGTAAGCAAGAGCGACTGTAGTAACAATTCGACCTACGCTGCTATTTGCAAATTTCTTAACAGCATTTGCCGCGCCTTTAATTAAACCGCCTACACTTTTTGCTGCGGATTCAAGCGCGTTACCTACCTATTTAAGCGGATTCCAAAACTCGGGTAGTCTCGTCATGGGATTAATCGTCCCGGAGCCGCCTGCACGACGAAGCATGCGGGCTTCTTCAGGAGTGATGTGGGCCAACATGGTGTCGCCATAACGGCCCAAGCTGGCGATTCCGCTGGCAATGGGGTTCATTACCATGCCGCCTGCGGCAAAACCCTGAACCGTGGTCCCTGACATCTGATTCAGGGCAAGATTCAATGCGGCAAAGAAGTTGGGGTCAAACTCAGGGGGCAGGAGGTCTTCTGGAACACCTTCTGCCAAGAATTTTTCGCGATATTCTTGATAGCGGTCAGGCTCTCCCAAGAGCATTTCCACCATCATTTTTAGTGCTTCAATGACTTCCGCAGGCAGCTGCATTCCCTGCAACATCATCCGCAGTTCCATCGCCCCTTCTGGATCAGCCTGCTCCGCAGCGTTGAGGATTTCTGTACTAAATTCCGCTGCCGGAATAGAAGAACGAATTTGACCTAGTGTTCGATCATCTTCAGGGGTCAAAAAGCTTTGGGAAGAGGCGTCCCTGTCGCCCTTTTCAGGCGATAAGGACATAATTCCCTGCATCGCGTCAGCCATGATAATCCTTTCCAAGATAGCAATAGACCCTCGATAGGGGTCGCGCGTCGGGAAAGGACGCGAAATTGCTGGTAATTATGTGGTAATTCATTAGTTTCTGTCTATCTCAAGATAGCTCAAATAGAAGTGGCAGCTACCTAAACTAGACTCCACCCGTATCTTGTCCCCTGCCGTTAACACGCAAGGAACTCCATTAAAAACATCAAAAGTGGTACTAGATGGCAAGACATAGCTTTTTAACAAGAAGTTCTCTGTTGCACTTCCAGCATCATACTGAGATACGGTAATAGTGGTCCGTGAGGCGTTGGCATTGGTTATTCGCAAAGAGCGCAAAACACCTGTATTTGCATCAGGGACAGTGTATAAATCCGTTTCCGTAGCAGCGGAAGGAATCAGATTTTTTCGTAAATATTTATTTGCCATGTCTACACCAACGAGGAAACGTATTGCATTGTCACAATGGCGGATGGCGTCGCAGGCCGAGTCGGACTAACTGCAGCCGGTAACTGTTGAATAGAGATGTCTGAATCATCTGTATGCCACATAATTTCCATATAGTCGCCGGGGTCTAAATCAACATAAAAATTCAACGCTGCGATTAGATGGCCGTCTACTCCCCCATGACTATTTGGCACAGAAAAGCGACTATTACTGTTTGCAACATCTGTCCCGTTTTTTCTAAACCAAACATCCACATCATGTATCTGCACGCTTACATTTACAAATTGAAGGCTAAATTGAAGGTTATAAACACCGGCATAATCAACTGTGATCTTGGAAGGAAGATCGCCAGTAAGGGTTGTGCTAGTGACTTCCTGTGAAGTATTTACCGTATAAGTACCAATCCCACCTGTGCCAGTGCCAAAAGCAGTAATCCTAGTTCCTGCCGTAACCCCCGTCCCTGTTACCTCCATCCCCAAATAAATCGTTCCAGAAGTAACGGCAGAGACAGTTAAAACAGTGCCCGCACCGGGAGGCGTGCCATCATTTATTGTCCCAGCAAATACCGCCGTCCTTGACGCCACATAAATGCCATTAGAATAGTCGGTCGTGTTTAGTCGAATGGCGTATGCAGAAGTAGTGGAACCATCAACTTGATCCGAATCATCTTGAAATGCACCATAAGGCAGTAAAATGCCTTGTACTCCAGATTGCCCAGCCCTTCCGGGACTGCCATTGAACCAAGATTGCGATCCCGCTGTGTCTTGATCTACAACAGACGTGTAGGCATTATTCAGCTGCAGAATCACCTGTTCCAACGAGCGCACAAGCTGATTAAACTGCTCAGGGCTGTATGCCTGAGTAGCCGCATTGGGCAGTCGGACGTTATTGATCTTACTCATCTCAAACCATCCGGCTGAACGTCAACACGCAGCGTTCCAAACCTCCAGTTATCATTTAAAGCGGCACTTTCAATGCGAAGACTTATCTGTCTACCCCTTGCACGCGTGTCTACTTTTTCCGTGCTAGGACTAATAACGTAAGGGTCCAGCGAACTAGGACTTGCAGTGGCCTGAGGATACGGGCGTAACAGCAGATGCACTGTCAAGTCGCCTACCTGATTTTGAAAGTCCGGGATAAACCGACGCATGTACAACATGTTGTCGCCGTCGCCGATGTCAAAATACCCTGATTATATGTATGCCGTAATAGCAGAGCCGTTGCCATTTACCCCATCTTCTTGGTTGTAAATACGTGCCCTACCTGCAGTCAGTCCATAAATAGTGCTAATTGTGGAAGCCGTGCTGGCAGGCATATAGTCACAAGCCAGTGGTTTTTTGTAAGTTCCAATGTCCGTCCACGACGTTCTTGCCATTGAACCGGTTGACCAAACGTTTTCCAAGTAATTGAAAGTTACGAAACGATCAATTTGATTAGACGACGAAGAGCAGTACCACCACGTCACTTCGTTAAATTGGGAATTGACGCCAGCATGAACCTTTGTGGATTGAACTAAGTTGATGTCCTTGAAGACATAGTCCTGCACAGTGCAAGCTAACTTTTTCACCGTACCATCAAACAGGTAAAACGCCTCTGGACCCATCCAGAACGCAACACCGTTTACATCTACAGAAGCATGCGGTCCAATACATCCACAGTTGGCACCTAGCTGCTGGAAACCAAACGTATACGGAGGTCCAACGTATTGCATGCCATGCAGTGAAGTGTCCGTCAATATCAGTATCTGACCACGCGAGCGGAAGGCCGTCACAATCGTGCTACCGTCAGTTAAACGCTGGCCACCGGCAGTGTTCGTAACCGTTTCGGTGAACGTGTTGATGTCCTCTTGGCTAGAGAATCGCACAAACATCGGGTCCTGAGTAACAGGACTTCCAATTGTGCTCTCTGTACCAAAACAAACTAAATGACGATCCGGCGTGGAAACAAGCGCGTAGGTGCTTTTTGTTGGCGCTCCACTAATAGCCGTTGCCCGGTTATTGGTAACACCATTACTCGTATCAAACAGGTAAATGCCGCCGTTGACGATCTGGCATACAACGTCTTCTCCGTAATTGTCCAACTGCCAAACACGGGAAGTAAGTGCAAGCGCTGCAGAAGATGGACGGGCCGTTCCCCATGTGGACAAGCCCCATGTTCCAGTGCCCCAGCCGAAGTCAAAATAGTTTATGTCCGATCCAACGTTTATCTGATACCTTGCAACAGTAGAAGCACCGCCGTTGCCGGAATCGCTGGCATTTGCAGTAGCTCCAACCAAGATAGTGTATTGGCTAGAACTTAATACCTCCTGTACCTCAAACTCTTGGTTCAACAGAGAGGCTGTAATATTTCCTCCCAAGGACACCGCGCCACTAAACGTAACAAAGTCCCCTTTAATAGCGCCATGTGAAGCATGCGTGACCGTGACAAGGTTTGACCCATTAGTCGCACTAAAAGCGGTAGTCCCAGCCGACGTAGTCAACCGCAAGGGCGTGATGTCCCCCCACGTACCTCCGGAAAAAGCATAAAGCTTTCGCGTAGTGCCCACCATCACATAGGGCACACCCAATAAGCTATTCCATGTGTATATTTCACTCACTAGCCCGACAAGATAAACAACCGTATCGCCAAACTGAGTCCAGCCACCTATTTTTTCAGGCAGTCCATAGCGAAAGCGGATGTAATCACCATCGATCCATCCGCCTTCTGCACCGTATTCGGTATTCTGTTTGTCGATACCGGGCTTTAAAGCCAATCTAAAATAGGCCATCTTTCACCTTACTGCTTCATATTGGTTGTAGCACTGTTTGAGGGCGGCTCGGAGTTCGTCGGCTTCTCTGGCGATCCTGACAAGAAACTCTCCATCCTCTCGGTAAAGCTCTTTGCCGGTACATCCACCTTGTCCAACACCGGAAGCACCGGACAAGGAACCTGTTTGGGTGGAGCGGGACGGACGCTCGCGCAGGCTGTTAGCCAAAGCGGTATTGCGAGCACTAATATTGCGTATTTCCGCATCCTTTTCCCTTCGCAACTTATCCGCTGCTACCTGCATATCTTGTTCACGCTGTCGTGCAACTTCTTGTGCCTTGGCGTACTCAGCATACTGTGCCGCTTTTTCCCTATCCCATTCCGCCTGCACCTCCGCTTTGCCAGCGGAGTTGCCTTTATAATACCCGCCTCCTGCCGCTGCGCCAACTGCCAGAACAAAGGCCAATATTACCCATGGATTAAGGAAAGCCGTCACTTGGGAGGCACCTTTGTCCCGTCCAGCTTTTTGTGGATTTTCACTTCCTTACAAACCTGTTTCTCGACACCCTTTTTGTCCTTCTGTGAAGTACAGACCTTTTTGGTTTCTGCTGCCTGTATTTGAAAAGCCAAGAACGAAGGTGAGTTAGCATCATGTTATCTCCGGGTGAGGGGGTTGGACAGGAGCGGGTTTACCGTTATATCCGGTTGCCACAGGCGTAGCCGTACTAACAGGCTCAATTGTAGGCTCTGTTCTCTGAACAGGCGGCTGCGCAGGAGCAGATGCTTTAGGTCCAATAGGTGGAACAGGCTTGTCCTCGCGCTCTTCCTTAGTGGACAGCCCGGGCGGCGTGAACATCGGCAAAGCATCCTTACCTTTAACCGCCAAAAGCGTTGCCAAACTGCCAAGTATGTACTTGGACATGTCGGACAAGATTAGAAAAAATTGCTTATCTGCCGGGGCCATGCCCGTCATGGGTTGAGTCACCCAGACAACGCTGTAAAGCGAAATACCCACCATCATTACTACCGTAAAGCAGAAGGTAATGGCAATGCAAAACTTAATTACCGCATCGTGCTGTTCCTGCGTTAGTGCAAGGAACTGACTGATCAATTTTAAGGGGTTCATACGCTTCTACCTTTGCGTCCTCTGGCTTGATAAGTTGGTCTGGACAAGTCCCTGTACTACTGCAATAAGGCCTTTTACACTCTTTCTTTTCCCAGTTTTCAGGGTCCTGACAAGGATACCTAAACCGATCACAGCCACTAAGCCATCCGAGTATCAGAACCAAACATATTGAGTGCCACTTCATAGTGATGCTCCCTGTCCGCCAATCCAATGAAACCTCCGTTAATGGCTTTAGTTAGGCCTTTGAAGTCATTGCCGTCTACAAAGCGGTTTAACTTATTCGTCTCCCAGAACCAACACGCACTTTGCGCTGCGCCTTCAAATGTCTCCAAATACTCAGCAGCCTGTTCAGGCGTGATTTCCAAAGACGAAGCAAACCAAAAATAATTATCCTTGCCCGTCAATTGGAGGATTCCTCGTCCCCGGTACAGCCAGCCCTCTTGGCTATTTTCGTTGCCATTCCCCATGCGATTTGCGTAAACACGAGAAGCTATTTTCTGGGGATTTCGCTCATATTGCTTGGCTGTTGCCATATCAGGGAAGTACTTCGGAAACACCCGCATGAGCCCGCTTGCGCTGTAGTTTAGATTTTCCGTGACAAACACAAAACCACCCGACTCATGCCCGCATTGCGCTAAAAAAGCAGCTATGCGTTTAGAGGTGTTTATTTCATACTCTTGAAGTAGCGACTTACCGCCCAGTTCAGTTTGTGGGCCAAATAAGGTGTCATACCACTGCTGCGGATACTTGGTGTTCGGGGCAAAGGCTTTAAACTGCTTCAAGGTAAGCATCATTCCCCCATCAAAATCTTGGCGCGTAGATCACGCATTTTCTTTATCTCCTCCACAGCTATTACCGTTGCATTGTGCATATCAAGGTATGCCATGCCCAGAA